CTCTAAGTCTCCCTTTATGGTTCGTGCAGGTCAGATGCCTGCTTCAACACTGGGTACTGTTATCGTTCCTTACTTTGGCCGCCAGGTCAAGTTAGCAGGCAATCGTACATTTGACGATTGGACCGTTACAGTAATGAACGACGAAGGTTTTGAGATTCGCAATGCGATGGAAAACTGGAGTCACAGAATTAACAATCATTCTGAGAATTTGAACAACTACGGTACTAACCCATCACAGTACAAAGCTCAAGCACAAGTTAAGCAATACAGTAAAGAGGGTGGAGTAATCCAGACATACCGATTTGACGGTCTGTACCCTGTTTCTGTATCGCCAATCGACTTGGCCTGGGAAGCAGAAGCAATTGAAGAATTTACAATTACTTTTGCATACGACTGGTGGGAGCACGCTGAGGCGGCTGTAAACTAAAAGGATTGGTTAGATGGCTAATCAGCTTTATACTAAAGCCAAGCAGGCTTTGCTTGGCGGTGAACTAAATCTGTCATCTAATGTGATCACTATTGCGTTGGTAGACACGGACGTCTACACGTTTAGTGATTCGCACGAGTTTCGATCTAGTATACCCAACAATGCAGTAGTATCAACTAATAACCTAATCAGTAAAACCATTACTGACGGAGTGTTTGATGCTGCTGATGTAGAATTTCCATTTGTAACTGGTGCTAACTGTGAAGCACTAATTTTATATCATAACACTGGTGATGCTGAGAACGATGGAGATCGTCAAGCCGATTCGAGATTAATTGTCTATATTGACACGGCTGTAGGTCTTCCTGTCCTTCCAAGCGGTAGTAACATAACCGTCAAATTCTCTGACGGCGTATCTAAAATCTTCGCGATTTAACCTCACCACTGTGTTCTTAGGAGTCAGATAAATATATCTGATCCCTTCATTTCTGAGGACAACATAGTGCAGCTTTTCGGATTCAATATAACAAGGGCAGATCAAGAAAGTAAAGAAGATCTGAAAACCTTTGTACCTCCCCAACAAGACGATGGTGCTATTGAAATAGCGCCTGGTGGTTCCTATGGTACTTTTGTCGACATGGACGGTACCGCCAAGTCAGAAGCAGAATTAGTATCAAGATATCGTGAAATGTCAATGCAGCCAGAATGTGATTCTGCTGTTGAGGATGTGGTAAACGAATCTATTGTAATGGATGACGAAAATCCTATCGAGATTGTACTCGACAATCTAAAGCAACCCAACACCATTAAAAACAAGATCCGAGAAGAGTTTGAAACCATACTCGAAATGTTAGACTTTAGCAATAAAGGGTATGATATCTTTAGGCGTTGGTACGTTGATGGTAGAATCTATCATCACATTATTATTAATGAAAAGGATCCACGGGACGGTATAAAAGAACTAAGATATATCGACCCACGTAAGATTCGTAAAGTACGTGAGAAGGTAAAGTCTAAGGATCCTCGTACTGGCGCTACAATCTACAACAAAGAGCAGAAAGAATACTACCTGTATAATCCAAAAGGTATCACATCTTCAGCTACTCAAGGTATTAAGATTGCTCCTGACAGCATTAGCCATATTCACAGTGGTCTAATGGATTCACGTAACAACATGATCCTTGGCCATTTGCACAAAGCTATCAAGCCTCTTAACCAGCTCAGAATGTTGGAAGACGCAACAGTAATTTACAGACTTGCTCGAGCACCAGAACGTCGAATCTTCTACATTGACGTTGGTAACCTGCCAAAGATGAAGGCAGAACAGTATCTTCGAGACATGATGGTCAAACATAAGAATAAGCTGGTGTATGACGCTGCTACAGGCGAAGTACGCGATGATCGCAAGTTCATGACTATGTTAGAGGACTTCTGGTTACCGCGCAGAGACGGCGGTAGAGGCACGGAGATAACGACTTTGCCAGGTGGTCAAAACCTAGGTGAAATGGAAGACGTAGATTACTTCCGACGCAAGTTGTACAAGTCACTTAACGTACCAGTGACTCGAATGGAAGCTGACAATCAATTTAACCTTGGTCGAGCTTCAGAGATTACAAGAGACGAGATTAAGTTTAACAAGTTTGTACAACGACTTCGTAATAGATTTACTCATCTGTTTGATGGTCTGCTTGAGATTCAGTTAGTACTTAAAGGCGTACTTTCCCGAGCAGACTGGGAAGAGATGCGTAACACCATCTACTACAATTTTAAAGAAGATAACTTCTTTTCGGAACTTAAAGAGACTGAGATTATAACCGAGCGTTTGCGTTTGGCTGGTGAGATTGATCCACTTGTAGGCAAGTACTATTCTATGAAGTGGGTACGAGAAAACATCCTACGAATGTCTGAGGAAGACATTAAAGCTGTAGATAAGGAGATTGAGGCTGAACGCAGCGAAATGGATGATGAAGGTGGTCTTAATGGTCCAGTTGATTACAAGGCAGGTCAGCCAGATCAACCCGATAAGCAAGATCAGCAAGAAGAATTCACACCTAAGCCCAATATGAGTGAAGAAGAGAAGAAACTTGTAGAGAGTATGACTAGATTCATGGATTCGATGGCTTCAGAGAACATCGAGGAAGATGATGAATGAAGTCGACCAGGCCAAACTTCTAGCCGCTCTCCTTGGTGTTCTAAAGAACGAGAACAGCAAGGCTAAAAAAGCGTTATCGGAAGAACTTTCGCAAGAACTGCAGAATCTTATCGATCAGCAGTCTGGCACGCAATACCTCCAAGTAAATGAACTAGACGATCCTATACCAGTACAGGTATTCAGAGGTCGTCAAGGTGAACGTGGTCCAAAGGGTCCCAAGGGTGCCAGAGGTGATACTGGTCCTAGGGGTATGTCTGGTCCACAGGGTCCTAATGGTCCACAAGGTGCTGTTGGTCCAATGGGCCCTCAAGGTCTGCAAGGACCACAGGGTGAACAAGGTCCAAAAGGTGAACCAGGTAAAGATGGTGAAACACCTGACATCGAACCGTTCAAAATAAAAATAACAGACGAGTTCGAACAGTTTACAAGAAACATCTCATCACAAATTACTAGAATGGCTTATGCATCTGGTGGCGGTAGTTCATCGGGTGGTGGTGAGGTTAGACTGGCGGGTCTGGACGATATCGATATGTCCACTCTCGATGGTGACAAGTTTCTAAGGTACAATACATTAACACAAAAATTTGAGTTTAGCGACCCAGTAGTCGTAGGCGATCTACTTCCAGCAGCCAATAACTTGTATCGAATTGGTAGTCCCGAGTTAAGATGGAAGGAGCTGTGGTTAACTGGTAACACAATCTTCCTAGGTTCAGCTCAATTAAAGGTTGACGAGCCAACTGGATCAGTTGCCATTATCCCAGACACCGTAGCAGGTGCTAATACTAACGCTATTGTTATTACACAGCAAGGTGCTTTGAGAACAGCACCTGTAGCTGCTAATGGAAGTGTTTCTAGATCAGACTTTGACAGGTTTACAAATTCTAACAACCAGACAATTGTTGACTTTACTCAGATAGCCAGTAACGCAGCACCGTCTACATCAAACTTCTATAATTTAGGTAATCCTGGAAGAGAGTGGAAAGACTTACATATTAGTGGGTCGATGTTCATCAACGGTCAAGAAGCACTGAATCAGTCTACTCTTGATGGTTACCTTCAAGTAGCAAACGCTAACGTATTAATACAGGATAAAGTTGACAAGTATCTTGAAGTATCCAATGCAAACTTTGTAACTCAAAATCAGCTCGATAATTATTTGCAGGTTGCTAATGCCAGCTCTGTAACACCTGATCAACTATCACAGTACTTGCAAGTTGCAAATAGCGCAGCTTTTGTTACTCAAGAGGATTTAGACAGATACCTACAGGTATCTAATTCTGGTTCAGTTACGTCTGATCAATTGTCTCAGTATCTGCAGGTAGCTAACAGTGTTGCATTTGTAACACAAGATGATCTAGACAAATATCTTCAAGTTGCAAATGGTAGTTCGTCTTCATCAGCTACTGTAGCTAACACTACTGGTTCTGGATTATCCACGATACAAAGCTCCATAAATAATATAATAAACTTTAAATCGTTCAAAGCAGGTCAAAACATTACCCTGCAAGATGTAAATGGTGAGATAGTGATTAATGCATCTAGCAGTCTTGCACCAACAGACTCGATAGATTTTGGTTTTGTTAATAACGATTTTGGACTAATTACAGATGGTGAAGAGTCCGATCCTCAATACGATTTTGGAAACATTTAACGTATGGCCGTACAAGTAAAACTTCGCAGAGGAACAGCAAATCAGCATAGCACGTTTACTGGTGCTATTGGTGAGGTTACTGTTGACCTTACACACGATACATTGCGTGTGCATGACGGAGTACTAGCTGGTGGCCACAGGCTTGCTAAGTATAGTGATCTTTCAGAAGCCAACACTGTTAGCAATGGGA